AGTGATATAGATAGAGTTCATTTGCTCATTGACATAATGCCAAATGAAGAATTGGAGACAAGATGATTATACAAATTATAGGACTGCCTGGGTCTGGCAAGACAGCACTAGCAGTTGCACTTAAAGAAAGAATCAATGCTATTCATCTTAATGCAGATGAAGTAAGATCTACAGTTAACTCAGATCTTTCTTTCACTCCCGCCGACAGAATCGAACAAGCAAGGCGTATGGGAGAAATGGCAAGACTAATTGCTAAACAGAATGTTGCTCCAGTAATTGTTGATTTTGTCTGTCCAACAGATGACACAAGAGAAGCATTTGGATTTGCCAATGTTCTTATTTGGATGAACACAATTGGATTTAGTAGATTTGAGGATACTAATAAAATGTGGGAACCACCTTCTTATTGGGATGTTCAAATAGAAGGACATATTGATACACAAGATGTAAATAAAAATGTAGATAGAATTATTAAAGAAATGGCATTGTTTGATTGGTCTGCCCCAACAACATTAATGCTTGGTAGATATCAGCCATGGCATGAGGGACATCAGGCTTTAAAAGAAGAAGCACATAAAAGAACTGATCAGGTGTTGGTAGGAGTTCGTAATACATATAAGACATCAGAAAAAGATCCACTTAAGTATGACGAGGTATCAGAATATATTAGACAGGATAATCCTTTTAAAGATACTCTTGTATTAAGATTACCAAACATAACAAATATAGTTTATGGTAGAGATGTCGGATATAAGATTGAGCAGGTGAAACTTGAAGATTCTATTGAGGCTATATCAGCAACTCAAAAGCGTCGTGAAATGGGTATTTAAACCATTTTGGGACAATAATCTTGGAGATGTAGAGAGCCGAATTTGGGGGGTATGGGATAAAAATGAACGCAACAAAAAGTAGATCAGCACTAAAAGCAATTACTTGGAGAATGGTTGGAACAGCAGATACCTTTATGATATCTTGGTTAATAACAAAAAAACCAGTAGTTGCTGCCAGCATCGCAAGTCTTGAGGTTTTAACTAAAACTATTCTTTATTATTTCCATGAGCGGGGATGGAATAAAATACAATGGGGTAGAAAATAATGACAAAAAAAGTAGTTGTTGTTGGCGGAGGTACTGCTGGCTGGCTTACAGCACTTAAAGCACACAGATCGTATCCAGATTTAGACATAACTGTTATAGAGTCAAGAGAGATAGGAATTTTAGGGGCTGGAGAAGGCTCTACCCCATACCTTACAGACTTTTTTGATCATTTAAATATACCATTGTCAGACCTAATAAAAAATTGTGATGCGACCATAAAGAATGGAATCAAGTTTACAAATTGGAATAACGACAAAGAATTCTACTACCATGGATTTTCTACAACGGATAGGTCTTTGGGTTTTGATGCAATATTTGATAGGTACCTTTCAAATAGTCCACTAATTGCTGCAAGTATTGCTATTAATAATAGTGTAAAAAATATAGATTTTACAGAAAAGATCTCAGAAGCCAACAAAGTCCCTTTTATTTTTGAAGGTGGTAAAAGAGATTTTGGTTTTGTTTCTCAAAAAAATCCTATAGATAATTATAAAAAAATAGGAAATATTTCTATACATTTTAATGCTACTAAACTAGCAAACAGGTTAAAAGAAATAGGAATAGAAAGAGGAATTAAAGTAATTGATGGAACAATAAAAAATGTATCATTAGATAAAAATAACTATGTAAGTAGTTTAACTTTAGATAATGATAAAAATGTTTTGTGTGATTTTGTTTTTGATTGTAGCGGATTCCACAGGGTAATTATTGGAAAAGTTTATGACTCAAAATGGAAAAGTTACAAAGATTTTCTTCCAGTAGATTCCGCAGTTCCGTTTTTTATTGAAATGACAGATAAAATTCCATCATACACAGAGGCTATAGCAATGAAGTATGGCTGGATCTGGAAGATTCCATTGCAAAATAGATTTGGTTGCGGATATGTATATGACTCATCTCTTATATCTGAGGAGGAAGCAGTAAAAGAAATAGAGGAGTTTTTAGGATACGAGCCAACCTATCCAAGAAAAAACAAAGGCGGGTTTAGTTTTAATGCTGGATGTTATGAAGAGCCTTGGATCAATAACTGTGTTGCAGTAGGCCTTGCAGCAAACTTTGTTGAGCCACTTGAGGCCACATCAATTTGGGTTAGTATTGTAGAGTTGACACAGATATTTGACAATCCTCTGTGGCTATTTGAAAATTCAAAAGAAATAAGACAAGAGTTTAATAATAATATAGTTAAAATGAATAACAATATTTCTGAATTTATATATTTTCATTATATGACTTTGAGAAAAGACACAAAATTTTGGGAAAAATTTTCTTATGAAAATGCCCCTCAAGATTTACAAGAAAAAATTAATAAATGGAAAAATAGACTTCCCAATAAGTTTGATTCTGGAGAACATTGGTCATCAAATAGTTGGACTTTTGTTGGTTCTGCACAAAATACAATCAATAAAGATATTGCAAAAATATATATTGAAAATTCTTCAGACTATAAAAAAGGTGTTGATTTGTATGATTACTACAAAAACTATCAAGATTACAAGGTTTCAGAATGTATAGACCATAGACAGTTTTTGGAGGGATTAAAATGAAATTTAGAACAGAGTGGATTAATGCTCTAAAAACAATGAGACATAAAGAATATTGGAACAAGCCAAATACGGTTGAATTCTTTGCATTTATGACAAAAATATCTATAATATTTCCAGGCCTGCTATTTGGTAAACAATGGTGGTGGTTATATATTTTTGCATTGATCTCAAGCGTTGCTCTGATTTGGTCATCAACAGTAAAAACTTTGCCTACAATTATTTGGTTCAATATCCTCTGGACAATTTTGGCTATAACTGCTATAATTAAGTATTGGGTCTAAGGAGGCTTATATGTATACATATTATGTAAGAAAAGTAGAAAACGTAGTAGATGGAGATACCATTGACGTTTTAATTGATTTGGGTTTTGACATTTTATTCTCATCTCGTGTTAGGCTGGCTGGTATTGATACCCCAGAATCTCGCACATCAGACAAAGCAGAAAAAGTTTTGGGGCTTGAGTCAAAAGAATATTTAAAAAAGTTTCTTAAGGATGCAAAGTCAGTTGTAATTAAAACTGAAAAAATGGATTCTTCAGAAAAGTATGGCCGAATACTTGGATGGATATATGTTAATGAAGACACCGTTTCTGTTAATGATCACATGATTAATGATGGTTATGCTTGGGGTTATCTTGGAGATACCAAGGTAAAAGATTTTGATGCTTTAGCAAAAGCAAGAAAGAAGTCTGGAAAGTGAGAGATTCAGAAAGAATATTTCAAAAATTAATTTTGACTGGAGGGTTGCGATTTGCTGGTAAAGATCCAGAAACTGGGGAGAATATGTATGTAAAAACAGAAATGTTAAAAGATATTGACCCAAAATTAGATAATGCTATTGGTGGTTACTTTTCAGAAGTTACCATGACACTTTGGGAAAAAGGATTTATAGACATGGATGTGACAGAAGCAAATCCAGTTGTCAAAATTAATAAAAAATCTCTTGATGAAAACGAGATTAAACTACTTGATGCAAACGAAAGGTCCGCCCTTAAACAACTTTTAAAAATTATTGCTGATAAACGATGATAGAATAAGTTTATGGGGGCACCTATGAATAATTTAATTGGAGCAGTTTTACTAACATCAATAATTGTACTAGGGGTATTTATTTATATTATTAGAAGTCGTAAAAGTTATACGCCTAGACAAATTGTGAGTCAGGCCATGCTTCATCATAGGTATGCGGGTGCAAAAAAATATAAAAGAAAAATGAAGGCAAAAACTCAATCAGCCAAGCATCAGGACGATTCTACTACAAAAGTTATAGTTGTAGACGACGAGGCCTATTGGATTAAAAACAACACATTTTATAAAGCACCATTGGTTAATGAAAGAATTGACAAAGATTCTGCAGAAAGAGTTGACACAAGTAACATGGATAAGGTACAATTAGATAAGATGTTGTTTATAGTAGACAAACTAACAGAAGGGACAAGTGATGATAGTCGGGGTTCAGGGAACGCCTAACTTCAACAATTATAATATTTTCCTTAGAGCAATGGCTGTTGCTTTGTCTGAATTAAAAGACAACGAAAAAGAGTTTTATTTATATTCTGTTGGTCCAGGCAATATTAATGATATGGCAATGGAGTTTGTAAATCTTTCTGAAAGAGGAATGAAGTCTAGAGGAAAGCAGATCAAACTATTTAGGGTTACACCACAATGGTTTGAAGAAAATGTTGATAGTTTTAACCACTTTGTCTTTGTTTCAAATCCAAAAGAAAGAACTTCAAACTTGGTTAGTTTATCAAAATCAAAAAATATAAATACTAATGTATACAACTTTTAGGAGGGTATGATGAAAACAATTAAATCTCTTGAGGAAATGGAAACTATTGTTTCTAAAAATAAAAATTTGTCCTGGGATGGTTGGAATGTTGTGGAGATGCTAAGGTCGGATAAGGCCTTTACATCAAAGTATGGCGCAAGAAAAAACGGTGCGTGGTACTTGAAAAAAACTTTTGTCGTTTCTAGAAACGGATGGGAAATACCTGACAAGTATGTAGCATAACTATGAATAAGCATGAGTGGAAAGATGATGCTGCATGTCTAGATTATGACACAAATGTATTTTTTGATAAATACGAAGAAGATGAACTGCTTAGGCCTGCTGTTGATTTGCTCTGTTCTAAATGTCCAGTAAGAAAAGAATGTTTTTCTGTTGGAATTTCTGGCAAAGAGTGGGGCGTATGGGGCGGGGTATATTTAGAAAATGGAGAAATATCTAAAGAATTCTCTAACCATAAGACAAAGGCTGATTGGGGGCTTACATGGCAATCTCTAACAATGGAGTAGTTTATACAGACGCTATGAGAAGAGCGTTTAGATCATTAGATCATCTTGCTCCAAAAGGGTTTGGTTTAGACATCATAGAGCATCAAGAAGGATTTATTACTGTTAGGGCATCAGAAAAATCTTTTATGCTACTTAGCCATGATGATAAGATTCGTGCTGCTAATTATATGATTAAAACAAAGAAGGCTCTTGAAGCCAATGGCGCTATCGTTCAACTAGTTAGAGAAGGCGGAAAAGAACTATGATTGATTTACTCTTAATTATTTTATTATCTATTACATCAATACTGTTTTTATATATGTATTCTGTTCAAAAAAGAATTAATGTGTCGATTCTTGCCAACACTCTTAAGACTTTGCTAGAGCAAGAAATTCAACATAAAGAAAACAAAACAGATAAAGAAAAAGCAAATGAAGATTTTTTAAAATTTGTTTCAGATTCTCGTGACTTAGCATATGAATATATAGAGACTGTTCAGGCGGGTCTTCAAAAATTTATTAATGAGGTAGGTCCACAGATAGATTATTACGACAAGTATGGCTCTGCTGTTGAAGGAATGGTAGCCCCTCATGACTTTGCACTCAAAAAAATATCTTCAGAATTTAAAGAGTTAAAAAAGTTACTACCAGAAAATGATGATAGAATAATATGATGAAGTTTTATTATTTTGGCGGAGTGATGGGAGATCCAGGCAATATAAAATCACCGTCAAACCTAAACAGTAGTCATTTTTCTGGGGTCATGTTTACACATGATATTCCAGAAGGAGACATGTTTGTAAAAGCAGCAGTTGATATAAAGCAGGGAGAGCAAATAAAGTATTTGGTAGCAATTCGCCCATACACGATATCTCCACAGTACCTTTCTATGATAAATAGATCAATGGATAGGATAGATAGAGGAAGACTTCAGATTAATTTAATTTCTGGATACATAAAAGATCATGAGTCTGGAGTTGGTGGAATTGTTGGAGATGTAAACGATGATTCAAGTTCAGTTGATAGATCAAATTATATGATAGAGTTTCTTAAGCAACTGAATGAAATGGATCAAGACAAAGATTCTCCAGGATATTGGCGTGATCCAAGTCATAAAAATAAACTAGATGTATATGTTTCAACAACAAATGAGTATGTTTTTAAAGCAGTAAAAAAGTATGGTCATAAAATTATTTTGCCGTACCACATATATGTTCGTGGCGGATGGTCTGATGTATTAAAAGATCCAAATAAACTAATTCCATTAGATTTAGATGGCGTTGAAATAATGTTAGCAATTACTCCCATTATTAGAGAAACAGAAGAGGAATTAGATTTGTTAACAAATTATGCAATTAGACCTGTTTGGCAAAAAGGAGAAATACCAAAGGTAGTATTAGATGCTGCCTACTTTACACACGAACAATTTGATGACTTTGTAAAAACTCTTGAAAAAAGAGGTATAAATCATTTATTAATTAATGCTGTTCCATCGCAAGAAGTAGATGTTATAGTTCCCTTTATTAAAGACTATGTAGAGTCTAGAAATGTGAGTAAATAAATGAAAGAAATATTATTATCTTTGTCTGTAGGCCTAGTTTTTGGGCTTATATGTATATCATTAAAATTGCCATTACCTGCGCCTAAAGTTTTTGCTGGGGTTGCTGGTATAATGGGAATATGGATGGCTCAACCAGTTTGGGCAGCCATTAGTAAATTCATATCCTAGGAGGAATAAAATGAATGAACAAATTAAAGCAGCACTAGCGTCATATGGTCGCTCAGTACTCGGAGCAGCAACAGCAATGTATGCCTCTGGAGTTACAGATCCAAAGACACTAGCATACTCACTACTTGGTGCACTTGTGCCAGTTGTTTTGAGAGCAGCAAATCCATCTGATCCAGCGTTTGGAAGAATGCCATCGGTAGAAGATGTAGATGTTGCAGTTAAGACTGCAAAGGTAGTTAAGAAGCCTGCTAAGAAGGCACCTGCTAAGAAGGCACCTGCTAAGAAGAAGTCTGGTGGTGGAGGAACTCCACAGCAAGCACTTTAAAACAAAAACAAAATTTGGAGATGTTATTAATTTGACATCTCCATTTTTTGTGCTATAATATATATGTACCTGCCCAAAGGGGGGTACTTAAAATGACTCGCTTAACAAGGAGGAAAAATGGTAAGTACATGGTCATTGGATCTTTTTAAAGATCCTTTTTTTATTGGTTTCAACAGAGA